ACGACATGTCAGATTCTTGGGATGCAACACTCACACAAATACTTTCAATGCTTACCTATGGTTACGCATTTCATGAAATAGTTTACAAAGTTCGTGGTGGAGATTCTAAAGACCCTCAACGCAGGTCAAAGTTTAGCGACAACAAAATAGGTTGGCGTAAATTCGCTATCCGTGGTCAAGAAACACTTTGGCAATGGATGTTTGATGAAGAAGGTGGAATTCAGGGAATGATTCAATCAGACCCTTCAGCCTCAATTTATATCAAACCTATTCCTATTGAAAAGGCTTTGTTGTTCCGTGTAAAGAATGACAAAAACAATCCAGAAGGTCGTTCACTTCTTCGTAACGCTTACCGTTCATGGTATTTCAAACACAGAATTGAAGAAATAGAAGCAGTTGGTATTGAAAGAGATTTAGCAGGTTTACCAATCGCCTACATTCCACCAGAATATTTATCTTCCACAGCATCTGCTGAACAAATAAGTTTCCGTAATTCAATTGAACAAATAGTTCAGAATGTGAAACGAAACGAACAAGAAGGCATCGTTATGCCTTTGATGTATGACGAATCAGGTCACAAAATGTTTGATTTGTCTTTGCTTTCCACAGGTGGTAGCCGTCAGTTCGACACAGATAAAATTATTAACAGATACGACCAAAGAATCGCAATGTCAGTTCTTTCAGATTTCATTCTCCTCGGACATGACAGAGTTGGTTCTTATTCCCTTGGAACAGCAAAAATGGATTTGTGGTCAATGGCAGTCGATGCTATCGCTAATTCAATTGCAGAAGTTATCAACCAGTTCGCGATACCAAGATTATTAAAACTTAATGGCATGGACACAGCACGCGCACCATTCTTAACTTATGGTGAAGTTTCACACATTGATTTAACAGAAATCGGTGACTATGTTTCCAAGTTGGCTAATTCTGGTCTCATCATGTCTGACCCTAATTTGGAAGATTACTTGCGTGAACTTGGTGGGCTTCCACCTGCTGACCACAACAACGCTGAAGCAATGGGTGTTGCACCAAAAGGTAAAGACGAGTTTTTAACCGATGATGAGTACGCTTTAATAAATGATGTGGCTGATGGAGGGCAGACGGCTTCGCCTACGGAAGATGTTGAATAATGATTCACACATCCAAGGTTACGAAAGCCGATAGTTTAACCCCACAAGAAGTTGCTTTAGCCCAAGTTATTCAACGCGCTATCAATAGTGCTTGGGGCAGAGTTGATGAACGAGAAATCGCTCGCGCTTTGCGTGATTTGAATGCAACACAAGTAAACCAAATTGTTGATACTTTATCTATCCGTTTATCCGATAGGGCAATTGTTAACCAGTTAAGCAGAGCCGTCACTTCAAGTGTTGGTGCTACTGCTAAAAACATTCGTGCTGTTTTGCGTGGACAAAACAATAATCTTCCAAGACAAGTTGACCCATTGAACGCTGGCGAGTTCATTAACCTTGACCCGAATAATCTTCCATCATACCTTCGACCAACGGTGACTGAGTTCGATTTCAGAGTCACCGACCCTAGAGCAATTTTGTATGCATCAACAAGAGCAGGTGTCCTTGTCACTGCCGTTGATAACAGCACTCGTGATTCAATCAGACAAATCATTGCGCGTTCTTTCACTGACCAAGTAACAGTTCGTGAGACAGCAAAAATTTTGAAGAATGTTGTTGGTTTGCATCCTCGTTGGGCTAACGCTGTTTACGATTACCGTGGCAGACTAATTGACCAATATGAAGAAGCAGGTTTAACCAGAGCAAAAGCAACAGCAAGAGCAGATGAGATGTCGGGAAAGTATCGAACCACACTTGTTCGTGCTAGAGCGAACATGATTGCTAGAACAGAAATTTTGGAAGCATCTAATCGTGGAAGATATTTAGGTTGGACACAAGCCTTTGAGAGTGGTCTTGTTGATGGGGCTACACAGAAAATGTGGATTACTGCACCTATTGATGTTTGCGATATTTGTTTAGATTTACAAGGTCAAATTGTTGGTTGGAATTCTCCTTTCACGAATGGTGATTTGATGCCACCAGCGCACCCTAATTGTCGTTGCACCTCTGTTCTTATTCCTCCTGATAGGGGAACGATTAGCCCTCAAGAATTGCAAGACGAGTTTGTGGAAGAGTTCTGATGACTATTGTTAGAGTTCGTTTCCAACCCGGTCTTAAACCAATCATTGAAAAACATGAACAACATGACCAACAGTCCCACGGTAATTGGGCTGGAACAAAAGGCGAGTTATCGGACGATGATTACAGAGATATTGTGTACAAGGCAAAAACTGTTGAGCAAGCATATATTACTATTGCTAAACGCTTAGGCAAGAATATGAAAGCGCAAGAGGCTGAGTTATCTGAAGACGAAATAAATGTTTATCGTGGAGTTACAAATGTTGAGCGAGATGCAAAAAGATTGTTGGATGGAAAAATTAGATTTCAAGAATTTCAAACATGGGGACAAGGTATTTATGTTGACCCTACAAAAGAACGAGCCTCTGATTATGGAACAGTTCTTAGTCTTAAATTAGATAAAAATGCCAAAATTCTTAAAGGCGAAACAAAATGGGATGAAGCCGTAGATATTAGATGGCAAAATGAAAACGCTAGAGTTCCAAATACTTGGAGTTCTGATTTTGTAGACATGAATCGTATAAAAATGAATATAAACGACATGGGCTATCCAAGTTATTCTGTTTCAGACCTAAAAAATTTATATTGGGCTTCAAAGGGTTATGACGGATTTTCGCCTCATGGTGGAGAAATGGTTTTATTTAATGGTGGTGTTCTTACCTTAAATAAAAACAAAATTCAAAAACATCAATCTGGTACACATGACCAAGAGTCACACGGTAACTGGGCAACTGGAAAATTTTCAGATGAATTAAAGAACTGGAATCCCGAAGATAAAGTTCCATCATCACCAAGAAATGCAGGTGGTGTTACAGGTCGAGCACTTTTTGCTTGGGAACAAGGTCCTGACGGTCAAAATTTTATTGATTTGTTTAGAAAATATGCTGCACAAGAATTAGGTTTACCAGTTCCTCAAACACCTTTTGACCAAGGTGGATATTTGAATTATATGATGCAAAGAGGATGGGGTGCTCCAAATCGTAACGAAGTTAGAGGTTTGTTAAAAGCAATTGAAAATGGAAAACCTCAACCAACTTTATATCGTGGTTTAGCAAGTAAAGAAGGCGAAAATAGTCCTGAGTTCGCTGCACTAAAAAATGTTAAAGAAGGTGACACTTTTGACATGCCTCTTGTGTCAACTACTAGGTCTTTGGGTGTTGCAAGTTGGTATGCAGCAGAAACGGCTGCAAATAAACCAGAAAGAATTCTTGTAAGAATAAAAAATGGTGCTAAAGGTTATGCTGTACCAAATCCTATGTATGAGCAAGATTCAGAAGTTATTGTTTCTGGCAAATTTAGAGTAAATAGTGTGGAAAAAGTTTCATCCCCTTATTGGGCGCGTACAAGTTTTGAGGTAAGAAGAAGTAACCCTATTCCTAATGTGGAAGACAGGAATCCCGGTCAAGTTGATGACCGTTTTTATGAAGTAGTAACTTATACACCTAGATTGCGTGACCTTGCAGGTACTGACCAAAAAACTGCTAAAAAATATTATGATGCTGTTGCTTCAGGAAATTACAAATCTATACAAACTGCTGACTTCAAGTTAACAAATGATAGACCTAATTCGGGTATTAGGAGCGATGTTCCTGCACCGTTGAGTGCTTGGTTCAGAGAGTCTGCTAAAGATTTTACTTTGATTGATATTGAAATGATTGAGCCTCATAGTGTTGCAAAAGTTGATGGTAAAGATTATGGCAATATGTTTCACAATTTATTTAATGGTTCTTCCTCTATTGACGATAGTGGAAGAAATTTTCAAAAACATCAATCTGGTACACATGACCAAGAGTCACACGGAAACTGGGCAACAGGTAATTATTCTAAGATTGGTGGTGCAGGAGTTGATATAACTAAAAAACTTGATGAAATCTTTGCTGACCCTGAAACAACTTTAGATTTACAGAATCGTCTTCAAGCACAAGTGGATGCTGGTCAAAAAAGAAGCGATGTTGCTTTAGACCTTATTATCAAATTGCAAGGTTTTGATGGTAAACCAAAAACAACTAAAACATTGAAAGATTTAGATGAGTTGGAGAAATCTGGAGAATATGTCACTGTTTATCGTGGGGTAACAGACTTCTCTTCCGAAGCGTACAATTCTGGCATAGGTGATGAGAACTCAAAAATTAGTCAAACATCTCAACAATCTATAAACGATTTTACTGAGGGTGAATATTTTTCTGGTCAAGGTCTTGCAGGTTCAGGTACATATACAAGTTCGTCTAAGGACAGAGCCGATAGTTATGCTGCCAATGTTGATGAATCTGATGGTGTTTTCAATAATGGCAAGGTTATGAAAATTCTTGTGCCTAAAAATATTAAAATGCCTTCTCGCGAAGTTGTTTGGAAAGTCACTGAGGAAGTTTCTAATTTTTGGAGTAAAAAATTTGATGAAGGTGTTAATGAAGTTCCACCTAATCATGAAAATAATATTGGTCGTAAATTAGCCTCTCTCGGTTATCAGGCTTATCGGGTTACTGGAGTTCAAGCAGCGAATGCTCAAGATTTTGAAAACGATATTGTTATTCTGGATAGGTCATCGGTTGTTGTTTCTAAAGAACCCATAACGAATTATGAGGGACTTCAATGATTGATGCAAAGAAGTCTGTTCGTTACGCAAATATGATGAAAGAATTTGATACTCAACAAATGGCTGAGTTTTATCAAGTATTAGTTAACGATGGTGATTTAGAAAGTTTCTTTGAATCAGTTCAAAAACATCAACAGCATGACCAATCAACACATGGGTCTTGGGCTGGAACAAACCAAATAACCTCAGAACAAAAAAAAGCAGTACAAGCATACACACAAAAACTTGGTGATGTAACCCAATGGCGTTCTGTTGCACAAAACATTCGTGATGGTAAAACACCCGATGCACCACCTGAGTTCGTTTCTTCAGTGAAAACTCTTTTGAACGCTATCGATGAGCATTCTGTTACACCTACGAATGCTGGGGGTAAAGTTTTGTTACGCTCCGGGGTTAATTGGAAAGGTAAACTCCCAGCCGTAGGTGAAATTATGTCTAACCCTGTTGCTTCTGCTACTTGGCGACATAATGTTGCCGAAAAGTTTGCTAGTTCTGGTGATGGTAAACCTGTAATTATTAAATATGGTTCTAGTACTAAGGGTTTGGATGTTTCAAAGTTTGGTGCTTACCTGTTTGGTGATGAGGGTGAGTTCATTGTTTCAGGTAAATTTGAGGTTGTTGATAGGGATAAGGAGAATGGTTTTACTTATGTTTCGGTGAGACCAGTTGGTGATGTAAGTAAGCATCAACAGCATGACCAGCAGTCTCATGGTAACTGGGCTACGGATGGTTCTTACCCAACCGAAGCAGTCGTGTCAACAGAAATATATGAAGCCGTTTACCAATACGCTAATCGTGGTTTTCAACCAGTAAATTATTCTTTACGAACAAAAACATCAGACATTGAAAATAATTACATTGTTAAAGGAATGGATTTAGTTATTAAAGCCACACCTGCTTTGACAGAAGATAAAACTTTGTTAAGAGGTGTCAGAGGTGCTATTGCTTCTAAATTATTAGAATCCAAAGTAGGTGATGGTTTTCAAGATAATGGTTTTTTATCCACAACAGGTAATGTCAATATTGCAAAATTTTTTTCAGACAATCAAAGTGAAGATGGTGCAATCATGGTTTTAGATGTACCGAAAGGAACTAAAGCATTTCAACCTAAAAAGTTTTTTATGGGGGCTTCGAATGATTTTAGAACTAACGATGATGGTTCTGATTTATGGGGTGCTTTAACTCAGGAAGATGAGTACATTCTTGCTAGGGGTACAAAGTTTCAAATCACTGGAATTGATAAGGAAACAAGGACTGTAAATGTTAAGGTTAGAACATGATAAATGTTGACAAGTTTGTGTATGGTGATGGCGATGTCCTTGAGTTCATCGTTCTAAAACACGGCTCACATAACCAATCAACCCACGGAAATTGGGCAACAGGTGGTGAAGGTCAAAAAATAACAGGTTTAATAAACAAACTTTATGAAAAGAAAACACCCGGATTTTCTATAAATATTAAAAGCAGAAGAACACCAAAAACAGGCTACATGTGTTCCGAGAAAGGCTTCGAGAAAACAATCTCAGTTGAAGATTTCTACAAGACCAGAGATGGTGCTCGAAAGTATCTTGTTGAGTACATGCAAAAAAATTCTGAAGCCTTGAGTAAAAGGGGTGCTTATTTTGGGGCTTGGGTTGATGGGGGTAAGGTTTATCTTGATGTATCCAGAAGATACGAGTCAAGACAAGCAGGTGTAGATGCTGGTGTTTCAAATGAACAACAAGCCATCTACGATATTAAGAACGATTCATTCATATACATAGGAGGTAATGATGGAGAAGCAAACAAAGCCGTTGCTGATAGAAGTTCCGAAAGCAGTGAATCAGATGACGGAAGAGGAATTGTACGCATTCGCAGACGAGATTCTGAACGAGATGGACAACTAGAAGACGATGACTTTAATCCGTTAGAGGATGAAACTTTAACGGTTCACATATCTAATGGTCGAACCCTTGGTATTAAACCCGGTGAGTTCGTTACAAAAAAACATGAACAGCACGACCAGTCTTCTCACGGTAATTGGGCAAGTTTTGGTGGCGATAGCAGTATCCTTGCTCGTAATGGTGCAAAAGAATATTCTGAACAAAATAATATTAAACAAGACACATCAATCACTTACAAAGATGTTGTAGCAAATAGGGCTAGGGCATCAAGGATTGCTGATGCTTACGACAAGTTACCTGACTTTGATAAAGAAGCCGTTGATGAGTTCGAATCGTTAGGTCGTGAAGTTAACAAACAATATGATTTCATGACACGAAAACTTGGGGTCAAGGTTGAGTTCGTTTCGAAAGACCCATACAAAACTTCAAAAGAAATGTTTGCTGATGTTAGCAAAAAAAGATTAAAAGTTTTATCCACTGAATCAACGGGTGGTCATCCAGTATTCACTGATGAACAAAACGACAGATTCAGGGCAGTTCATGATTTCTTTGGTCATGCTGCAACAGGTCGTGGTTTTGGTCAAGATGGTGAAGAGGCAGCGTGGGTGCATCACTCACAAATGTTCACACCGAAAGCAAGATTGGCTTTGACAACGGAAACCAGAGGACAGAATTCTTGGTATAACACTAGAAAAAATGGTTTTGCTAAACAAAAAGTCGCCTTGTTGCCTTCCGAGTTCGTTGTTGTTCCTGAAATTTTTGAAAAGCATGGTACGCATGACCAAAGTTCTCATGCTGGTTCTCGTAGAAGAATAGGTTCTGATACAACAGAAACAGAACCACGCAGACAACAGGGTGAACAGGAAATAACTGACCCCAATGCACCTAAACCTAAACTTAAACCCGGTAGGAAACCTGACCCATCTGGAACTTTAGAAGAGCGTGCAGAGAAACTTGCTAATGGTGAAAGAATTCAAGTAACTAAAAAAGAAGCCAAAAAGATTATGAAAATTATGGCTAAAAGGGAAGACAACCCTGATTTGACAAACATGCACATTGAAGACACACAACTTTATGACGAGGACAATCTTGGTATTCCAAGAAACCAAATGCCCCAAGTCCCATCTGATACTAAAGCAGTTTTTATTTCTGAGATGGAGAAGCGTGGTGCAAGAGTTCAAAGAGGTGTTGCTGACCCATCTAAGTTGCATCCTATTCAGGCAGAGATGTCTGCATCTAAAGTTGGTTTAATTATGAAAAGTTTAAGGAAAAAAGGTATGAAAACTGATGATGGTGGTCGTATCATTATTTCAAAAGATAATTATGTGATTGACGGTCATCATCGTTGGGCTGCTGCTGCAATGTTAAGTTTTGAGGATTCTTCGGTGAAACTTCCTGTTATCAGAGTTGACATGAACCATAAAGATTTGATTGATGCTACTTTGGCATGGAATGAGGCGACAGGTATTAAACCTATTGGTATGGGTGAATCTAATAAGCCCGGTCAGATGCGTAAGGCTTGGGCTGAGTTCGATTATATTATTGCGAAAGCGATTCGTGGTAGAACTATTGTGCGTTTCCAACCCGGTCTGAAACCAAGAATTGAAAAACATTTGGCTGGAGGTCATGACCAAACTACTCATGGTCGTTGGGCTGATTCTGGTTTACCACATCAGTTGGCTAATGTTGAGGAAAGTTTAGATTTTCTTTTTGATGAAGGTTTAATTAGACCCGGTGAAATACCTTTGAAATATAAATATGAATCAAATTATACGAGTACGGATAATTTTGGTATGACACGAACAGAAACCAGAGTATTGACAGACGGTGTAGCAAACGGTCTTGAGGGTGGGGTTAGGATGTGGAATATTGATTTATTAAAAGAAAAAGCCAAAGAACAAGGAATGTCCAAAGAATTAGAAAATAAAATTGATTCAATGTTGGAAAAGAAAATGCTATCGGGAGATAAAGAATCTATTGAGATTGCTGCTCGTGAAGAGGGAATTAAATTAGGTTTGAAAGACAGACAACTTCAGTATTATATGAATGCAATTGGGGAAAGAGCACAAGTCTTAGCGACCACAAATAATGATTTGGTTCGGTACGAAATTATTAAAATGCTTGTAAATGAAAATTTGATACCAAAAGATATGAATGGTTTAAGCCCAAAATTTATTAAACAATTTGAAAGAACAGTCGAAACAATGAAACAAAGTTTGGATAAAGGTTTCCCTGTTGTTGCAATTGAAGCAGATGACATGTTAAAAGTTATTGGCGATGGAAGATTCAAAACACAACACGAAACACGCGAAAGTAATGGTGCTTACAAACCTTATTTAAGAAGGCAAAGAGAACTTGCTTTGGCTGGAGTTCCTTTAGACACCAAGGCATCCGAGAGACCGATTTATGGGTATGTTGCCACACAAGAGCGAGGTAGTACTCCAAATACAAGTGACTACAATCAGGATAGGTACAATATCAATAATGGTGATGTTGGACAGTATGGGAATGTGAGAGTTGTTTTGAAAGACAATGTAAAACAGAGAACCTCTTACACTATTCCCGATTCTTTGGATGGTTACGCTTTGGCAAGACCTTTGACTGAAAAACATACTTTCAAAACTTTATCGCAAGCAGGTGTTCATCATGACCTTTCGCTTTCCCATGGTGGTAAAGAAAGAGAAGGATATGTTGAAGCACAAATTTACAGGGGTGTGAAGGTTTCTGACATTAAGAAAATTTATGTTATGGAAGAGAAAAAAGGTAGGGCAGATACTAAATCAATTAAACAGATTAAAGATGCTTTGGCTGAAAAAAACTTAACTATACCTGTTGAATCACTTGAATATGAGAACGCATGATTAAAGGAATGGTTTTATACAAAAAATCAAGTGGGACAAAACTTTTGTATTCTAGTACTAAAGATAATGTTATTTATGGTGTTGTTCAAGATGTTTCGGGTAAAACTTATCCAGAGAAATCTGTTCAAGCCATTATTTCTAAGGGTTACTGGGATGCTGTTTATTTGACAAACGATGATGTAGAAAAGCATCAAGACCATGACCAGAGTTCCCATGGTAATTGGGCTACAGGTGGTGGTGCTAGAACACCTAAAAATGTTGATGCAAACAAATCTGCTGGAACATACACAAACGAAGACGGAGACACAATTGACCTATGGGACAACCTGAGTTCCTCTGGTTCTGAAGACAATCCAAGACTTGAACAACTTTGTGGTTTAGCGTTTGAAAACATTAACAAGGGTGAAAAAATGATGAAACCCAATGAGTGTTTAGATTACACAGACACAATTTTGCAAAAGTATGGTTATGGTGACAGGCTTGTTGCTAAAAGTATTGGGGCAAAAGAAGTGTTTGGTGGTAATCGTTCAGGAGTTGAAGCAGCGATAGCACCGGGTAGAACCGATTTGTTGCCTGAAGGTAATTCTTTGAAAGATAAAAACATTCCTGTTCTTTGTTTAAGAAGCAGGGGAACAACTAAACCAGCGTTGCTACACGAAATTGCTCACATCATGGAGGGCAGTTGGACAGATAAATCTGGTAAAGCAGGTGGTGGGCATAACGAGGTTTGGTATGAGACTTGGCACAAACTTTTAGAAAAAGAGGGTTTGAATGCTCAAGCGAATTATTTGAGTTTTATGGTTTACAAACCTGAAGGGTCTGGTGTGCTAAATGTGGATTGATATGCAACCGGGTCTTATCACTGAAACAGAAATCGCTTTACCTGTTATTGAGGAAGAAACTTCTAAACCCTAGTAGTGAATTGTTTTAACTAGGGTAGAAAATCTTGTATCCTTAACTACATCACCGTAGAAGGAATAAATGGCTGACTATACGCAAATCATCGATTTAACAGATGACAAATTGACAACACTTCATAAGAACCTTCACGGTGACATTGAAGACTCAGCCGTTGTTGAAGCACACCACCTTGTGACCACTGAGATGGCTAGACGAGGTTTAGACCATGGGCATGTTGATGATGCTTGGGCTTTTGCACAGGTTGAGGTTGACAGTATTGAATCTATTGACTTAGAGAATGTGACAACAGAACTTTCAGATGAGTTGGCTGTTGAGGTTGCAAAAACTATTGGTATTTCTGGTGATGTGAAAGTTGTTTTGGGTGTTAATGGTTACGAAATGCAGATTGAGAAATCGCAAGATGAAATCGATGACCTTGAGTTCGATGTTCTTGCAGGTGATGTTGAAAAAACAATTAGAAGAAGAAATGGTAAGTACACAGTTTTCTCAGCCGATGGTTCTCGTGAGTTCGGCACATACGATAGTAAAAAGGAAGCCGAAGAAAGACTTGCGCAAATTGAACGCTTCAAAGAAATAAACAAAGCCGATGGTTTCACCCCTCCAGCAGCAGTTCGTGAAGCAGCACAACGCGCACTTGATTGGATAGGTGAGGGTAAAGCAGGTCAAGGTTTCACTTCTGTTGGTCGTGGTCGTGCTAGACAACTTGCATCAGGTGATTCAGTTGGTGTTGATACTTTGAAACGGATGCGTTCTTTCCTTGCCAGACATATTGTTGATAAGAAAGCCGAAGGTTTTTCTCGTGGTGAGAAAGGTTATCCATCACCGGGTCGTGTTGCTTGGGATGCTTGGGGTGGTGATGCTGGTCGTGCTTGGGTTGAATCAATTCTTGAAAGATTAGAAAAATCTGAGAACCCAGAAATGTATGACCCCGAAGATTATTTGAATGACAGGCAAGCAATTCTTTACGCAACTTTAGAGAACATTGTTTCAGAGTTTGGTGCTTTCAACGAAGGCATTGGTGCTGATGGCGCACATTACATGTCGGAGGAAAATAATCCTTTTGCATCTAAGGGAATCAATTGTGCTAATTGTGTTTTCTTTGAAGGTGGTGGTGGGTGTGAAATCTTAAATATTGAAGTTCAACCTATGGGTGCTTGTAAGTTTTGGATTATTCCAGAAAAAAATGTTGATGAATCAATGGCTAAACATGAAGCGCACGACCAATTGAGTCATGGTTCTTGGGCTGGCGAAGGTGGCAGTTCAATTGCATCAAGAATTAAAAATAATCTTTCAAGATACCAGATGCAAGAAAGTTATGGTCAAAATTATGATGAGGGTAAACAAGCAAAAAAGAACGCACCACGAACAGGTAAACAATCATACGATAATTATGAGCAACAGAGAAATAAGTGGTTGGAAGAGATTGATGAGTTCCCTGATAGAAGTTTCCAAGCAGAAAACTATGCTGGGCTTCTAGCCGAGGCTCAAGGTTTCATGGATGGCTTTGATGGTAAAAAACCAATTGTTCCAATCGGGAAATACCAATTAAGTAGCCGACTTCCAATGATAGACGATTTTCTTGCTGAGTTCCCAAGTTTAATGAAGCATCAACAACACGACCAGTCTTCCCATGGCAGTTGGGCTGCTACAACTAACAAAGTTCCACAAATGGTTGAAAATAAAAAAGGCGAATCTTCTCCAGAAGCCAATAGTGCTGCACAAAGAATCCGTGACAAAGTTGCATTAGTCGAACCTGCTTTAACCAAAACAATTGTTGGCATTGCAGATTCTATCGGTGCTGAAATGGGTCTTCTCGAACATCGCTTAAAAACAGAAAAATCTTTAGCAAGAAAAATTCAAGATGATTCGGTTGAATACAACGGCAATGTGGAAAGAGCAGCAGATAACATTAACGATGCTGTTCGTTACACACTACTTTTTGAACCAGAGGTTTACACAGAGAGTGCTATAAAAACAATTGATAGAATGCGTGATGCAGGATACCAATTTGAGAGAATTAAAAACTTTTGGCGAAAAGGCGATGATTACCAAGGCATAAATGGTAAAGTACGCCATCCAGATGGGTTCAAGTTTGAGGTTCAATTTCATACAAAATCTAGTTTTGATACTAAAGAAAAAACGCACCCTCTAAGGGAGAAACGCATTGCATCGTCTAATGTGAAGGAACAATGGAAACTTTTTAGCCAAGGAGTTCGAATGGCATCAAAAACTGCAATCCCTGCTGGCGTTTTGGCTGTCGGTGAGTTGACAGCAAATCCTTTGGTTGTGAATGGTCGTGAAATTTTGTTTGTAAAGTCTTCTGAGTTCAATAAAGAAAAAGGTGACATGTACAGATTTTTTGTTAAAAACATTGACAACAAATTGATAGCAGTTTACAGACTTTTAATTGACGATGTGAATGAAGAATTTATTGAGGAAAGATGGGAAACAAATAAGTGGGTTGATTCCTCACCTCAAATTTTTGACCATCTTCTAAGTGGCAACATTGACATAGACGAGATTGAAGAATCTGAGTTGCTCAAGATTGCCCCAGAGATTGCAGAAAAAACAAAACAAATATCTGAAAGTTTTGATGTATCAAAAGCAGTTGAAGAAAAAAGATTCACACTTGGACCTATGTACATTCCAAACCAAATGGATGCCCACAACGAATGGACAGATGAGGCTGAGTTGCAACAAGCAGTTTGGAAGTATGTTCAATCAGGTGATAGAAGAATCAGATTGCAACATAACCGTGATGTGGTTGCAGGTGAATGGGTTGAAATTATGACTTTGCCTTATCAAACACAAGTACCTATGTTGAAAGCAGATGGTACAACACAACCAGTTAATTTTCCTCAGAACACAGTTTTCCTTGGTGTGATTTGGGATGATTGGGCTTGGGATAAAATTAAAAAAGGTGAAATCCGTGGTTATTCTATTGGTGGTCGTGCTGAGCGCATGTATGTGGATTTGGATGAATAATGAGTTCAACCAATCAACCAGCATTCATTCAAGCATGGGTTAAACAACTTCTTGACCCACAATTCATAAAACTTATGGAAAACATTCCTTATGACCAAATTGATATAAAACTTTCCGTTTCTAAAGGGAGGGTTAGGAGACGACCTATTGTTATCCTTAATGGAGGACCAACGGAGTACGACCAGTTAGGATAATTTTAATGAAAACTGTCATCGATGACACTATGGCAGTCTTGGCAAGCACTGGAATTAGTTGCGAAAGAGTTGAAACAAGACCCGGATTCTTTGGGTTTCTTATTAAGCGTGAACCAAATCGTAAAGCATATTTTGTTTGGCGTTCAATGTCACAAGACGACTATCAGTTCATGGGTGCAAAGTTTTGGGCTGATGACCAACCAACTTTAGGTGCAACGGAAAGAAATTTAATTATGGCAATATCTAAAGTTCAAAATTTGCAATAAAAATAAAAACATAACCCAAGTTGTGCTAATATCCTAATATCGAGACCCGTGGGTTGTCGCATTTTGATGTGCGACAACTTCTTTTTATGTAGGAGGGCAATACTTTGGCAAAAGCCAGAAAAATGGTCAATCTTTCAATAGAAGAAACATCAGGTGTTGACCACCCTGCTCATTTGACCGAAGGTTGGTTAGTTATGAAATCAGCCGATGAGTCAGATGTTCAGAGGGTACTTGATGAATCGCTCAACAGAGAGGACTCCCCTATGGAGGAAACTGTAAAAGAGCAAACTGAAGAAACCCCTAAAGACGAAGCAACAGCCGAGGCTAGTGCAGAAACAGTAGTTGAAACTCCTGTCGAAGCAGTTGTAGCCGAAGTTGAAGCATCATCTGATGAAGAAGTTCTAAAGTCTGCCCCAGAAGCAGTAATCAAGATGGTTGAAGATTTGCGAAAAGCAAAAGAATATGCAGAATCAAAGGCTAACGAAGCAATGCTTGAGTTACAAAAGCAACGCGATGCTAAAGCCGATGCAGAAGCAATCGAAAAAGCAAAAGCATGGTCTCATCTAAATCTTGATGCAGAATTTGTTGGAAAATCATTACGCCAACTAAATTCTGTTGACACCAAATTAGCAAAATCAGTTGAAGACATCTTGACATCAGTGAATGCTCAAGCAGAATCAGCAAACATTTTCGCTGAAATTGGTAGCACTATCAATGCAGCCCCAGATAATGCTTATGGTCGTATGACTATCATGGCAAAGTCTTTGGTTGATTCAGGAAAAGCATCTTCCGTAGAAGCAGGAATTGCACAAGTTGCAGTTCAAAATCCTGAACTTTATTCACAATATCTCAACGAGAAAGGTGCTTAAATCGTGGCATACGAAATAAGTAATTACTCGGTCAAGGTCACTCTGGTAGCAGCAGCAGACCTTTCAGCATTGCAATATACATTCGTAAAATTGGATTCATCTGGTAACGCAGCAGCAGTTGCAGCAACCACTGACAAGCCAATCGGTATTTTGCAAAATGACCCAACATCAGGACAAGAAGCCGAAGTTCTTGTACTAGGTGGCTCAAAATTAGTAGCAGGAGGCGCAGTTTCAGAAGGCGCAGCCATTGGTACTTCAGCAGCAGGAAAAGGCTCAGCCTTAACTCTTGCTGGCACAGGCGCAACCCATTTCATGCTTGGACAAGCATTGACAGAAGCATCAGCAGCGAATGAACTTTTCACTGTTGTTGTTAACTGCATTGCTCCAGCCAAAGCGATAGCATAAGGAGTTAACTAAAAATGGCACAACCAACATTAAATGATGTGCATGTTGATGCGATTCTTACTAACATTAGCATCGCTTACATGCAAGACCGTGATAACTTTATTGCCGATAAAGTTTTCCCAGTAATTCCAGTAGACAAGAAGAGCGACAAGTTCTTCACCTACACCAAGAACGACTGGTTCAGAGATGAAGCACAAAGAAGAGCACCAGCGACAGAATCTGCTGGTGGAGGTTACAATCTTTCAACTGACACTTACAGTGCAGATATTTGGGCATTCCACAAGGATGTTCCAGACCAGATTGTTGCCAACGCTGATGCACCTCTAAACCCACTTCGTGAAGCAGCCGAATTCGTAACTCACAGATTATTACTCCGTAGAGAATTACAATTCGTAAATGATTTCATGAGTGCAGGTGTTTGGGGAACAACCATTGCAGGAACAGCAGGAACAGCCACTTATGGTCAAACTGCAACCCAATGGAGCAACTACACTTCTTCAGACCCAATTGAAGATGTGGAAGCAGGTAAAGCACAAATCTTGTCAAACACAGGTATGGAAGCAAACACTCTTGTATTAGGTTACGAAGTGTTCCGTCAACTCAAGAATCACCCAGATTTAGTTGACCGTATCAAGTACACCTCATCACAAACAATTACAGCAGATATGATTGCTGCAATGTTTGACATTCCTCGCGTAATTGTTTCAAAAGCAATTAAAGCAACGAATGCTGAAGGTGCTGCACAAGCATACGCATTCGCAACAGGCAAAACAGCAATGCTTTGCCATGTCGCACCAAGTCCGGGCTTAATGACCCCTTCTGCTGGTTACACTTTCTCATGGACAGGTGTTTCTGGAGGATTAGGTCAAGTCATCGGAACTTCACAATTCCGTATGGATTCAATCCGTGCATCCAGAGTTGAAGCAGAAATGGCATTCGATAACAAAGTTATCGGAGCAGATTTAGGCTACTTCTGGAACAGCATTGTTGCTTAATTAGCAACTAAAATTGAGGGGGTGGGCAGAAATGCTCGCCCCCTTATTTAATAGAGGAGAAATGTGACTTTTACATATTCTGGTACACCTTCTGCCAGTCAGCGTGATGCTATTAGATTTTTACTTAATGACACAGATTCAACAGATGTTCTTTTACAAGATGAAGAGATTTCTTATTTAATTGCAACATGGACAAGTACCTATGAAGCAGCAAGAGGTGGTGCTGAAGTTATTGCATCAAGGTTCACTCGTGATGCCGACAATGTTTCTAAAACAGTTGGCGATATTTCTATTTCCAAATCATTCACAAGTAAAGCAAAAGAATATCGTGCTTTGGCTAAATCATTATTTGAACAAAGAATGCGTTTGTCACCACCAACACCAACTATTAACGCGCAAGCAATTGAATCAACAGTTAATCGTGACCCATTCACCCCAACCACAGACTTCTATCTTGGTGAGTTCGATAATCCGAGAAATGGTTTAGATTCAGATACGGTTGACTAATTATGGTTTTTGACCCAGCATTTAATGAGTTGATGCCAGATACTTGTTCTTTTACTAATGGTACGGCTTTTGATAATTATGGTAAAAGAAGTTATGGCACAGCGTACACAAAAGTTGGTCGCCTAATTTATGATGATGAGGTTGCGCGTACCGAGGATAAGCGTGAGTTTTCTGTCACTGGAAGATTTTTAACAGAAGGTCCTTTGTTAAATGTTAATTTGACTAGCACGATGACTTTACCTGACTTTTCTAAAGCGATTATTTATGCGATTGACCAGTTGAAAGATGAAGATGGCGACCATCACACAGTTGTAAAGTTTGGTAAATAGTGGCAACTACTCGTAAAGATTTTTATATTAACACTAGGGAAATTCAAATGTTGGCTGATGCGTTAAAAAGAATTCCAA